CTGCACTAGAAGCTAATACTACTGCTAATAATAATACAGCAGTTGGTATTCACGCTTTATTGTCAAACACTACAGGTGCTTCAAACACTGCTGTAGGTGCTTACGCTTTAGATGCAAATACAACTGGTCTTGGTTTAACAGCAGTTGGATATAATGCAGCAACTACAATGACAACAGGAGGTGCTGAAACAGTAGCGATAGGTTTTGAAGCTTTAAAACTTGCAACTGCTACAGGTAATACAGCCGTTGGTTACAAAGCAGGTACATCTATAAGCACTGGTGAAGATAATTGTTTTATTGGTAATTTTGCAGGTGATGCAACTACAACAGCAGATAACAACACAGCATTAGGTGCTTTTTCTTTATCAGCAAACACTACAGGTGCTCAGAATACATCTATTGGTATGAATACTTTATTTGATAATACAAGTGGTTCAGACAATACTGCTTTAGGTGTAAGTGCTCTAGCAAACAATACTACAGCAAGTAATAATACAGCTATTGGTAGAGCAGCTTTAGAATTAAACACTACAGGTAATTCAAACGTAGCAGTTGGTGCTTTAGCTTCTGATGCAAGTACAACTGCTGCAGAAAATGCTGTTCTTGGTTATGCCGCACTCACTTCTTGTACTACAGGAGGTGCAAATACTGCTATTGGTTATGTAGCAATGCAAAATTTAACTACAGGTAGTGAAAATGTTGCTATAGGTAATCAAGCCTTAGTTTCAAGTGTAACAGGTGTGGGTAATGTTGCTATAGGTAGAGAAGCAATGTCATTAGGTGCAGGAGCTGCTGAAGATAATGTTGCTATAGGTAGGTTAGCATTACAAGATTGTACAGGTGCTAATAATGTTGCTATAGGAAGAAGTGCTTTATTACAACTTACCAGTGGTGGTGGAAATGTAGCTGTTGGTCAGACAGCTTTAGATGCTTGTACTACAGCAAGTAGTAATACTGCTATAGGCACAGCTTCTTTATCAGCAAACACTACAGGTACTCAAAATGTAGCCGTTGGTGCAAGTGCTTTAATATCTGCTACAACAGGTAGTGGCAACATAGCAGTTGGTTTTGAATGTATGGAAGATGTTACTACAGGTGGAGCAAATGTAGGGGTTGGGCGAGCTACTTTAAAAGCGTTGACAACTGGTGAGAGTAATGTAGCGATGGGTGAAATTGCTGGAGCTGCTGTAACAACAGGAAGTCAAAATACTTGTATTGGTAAAAGTGCAGGTGCTAACCTTACTACAGGTAGTAAAAATCTTTTACTTGGTAGTTATAATGGTAATCAAAATAGTTTAGATTTAAGAACCTCAAGCAACCATATAGTTCTTTCAGATGGTGATGGTAATATTAGAATTATAGTTAATAATGAGGGAAACACAGTACTTGGTACTACTACTGGAAATCCAGTTAATATTGGAGACCATAGATTAGTAGTTGAACTAAATTCAAGTACTGCTGGTATTGCTGTTGGTGCTGATGGACTTGTAGATGCAAGACAGGTAATGACTTTTTATAATGACAATGGAACTATTGGTACAATTATTACAAGTGGTTCATCAACTGCTTATAACACATCTTCAGACTATAGATTAAAAGAAAATGTAGATTACACTTGGGATGCTACAACAAGATTAAAACAATTAAAACCAGCTAGATTTAATTTTAAAGTTGATGCAGATACAACAGTCGATGGTTTTTTAGCTCACGAAGTTTCAAGTATAGTTCCAGAAGCTATTTCAGGAGCAAAAGATGCAGTTGATAGTGATGGTAATGCTGAATATCAAGGCATTGACCAAAGCAAATTAGTACCTTTATTGGTAAAAACAATACAGGAATTAGAAGCAAGAATAACAGCTTTAGAAAGCTAAACAAAGGAGAATAATATGGCACAAACAGTAACAGAATGTCTAGCAGCAGGAACTGATAGCGTAAACTTAATTGACGGTGTAAAAGCTGGAAGTTGGGACGTTGGAGGAAAAACACAATCTGAAATAAATGAAATGGTCCAAAGGAACGTAGACCACTTAGAAATTATTTTAGAATATGCACCTGTTGATAGTGATGATGATACTCCAAATGTAAAAGGAGCAGCAGATAGTAAAAAGACTACTCACGTTGCAGCTATTGCAACTGGTAAGGCGTATATCGCAGCTAATTAATTTTAAACAAACACACCGACAAGTGTGCATAAAACCATAGGAGGATGTTATGGCTAATAAAGAAACTGTCAAAGAAGAAAACACCGTCAATATTGATGGGAACGAACTAAAAGAGTCTGAACTAACTGAACAACAAAAGTATTTTGCAAGTCAGATTCAAGAAGCAAGAGCCAAAAGGATGCAATTACAAAGACAAATGGACAGAAATACAGCTGTTATTAATTCTTTTGAGGCTGCATTAGTAGAAACTACTAAAGAAATTGCTGAAGAAGTTTTATCTGAGGAGAAATAATATGAATTTTATTAAGAATTTTTGGAATAAATTAACGGGTACTGAAGAAATAACTGTAAGAGCTAGAAATAAAAAAGGTCATTACGTTGCAGATGATAAGTCTACACCAAATGTTAATGAAGCTTATACTACTAAAAGAGTAAAGAAAAAAAAATCTAAAATTACAACTCAAAATATAGGTGACTAATGGCTACTGTTAAAGATGCTTTAAATGCAATTGAATCGCATGAAAAAGAATGTAGGGCTATTTACAAAAGTATTGATAAAAGATTAGAAGACGGCTCTAAACGTTTTGATAAACTAGAAAATATGATTTGGGCCGTTTATCCATTTATTGTAGGCGTAGTATTTTTAGCGAGGTTTGTATAATGCACGAAGGTAGCGGAAGGTTTGGCGGAGATATGGATAGAAATGAAGTAGAAATGGACTTAAACAAGTTTATGGCTATGATTCAAGAAATATCAGAATTAAAAGATAAAATAAGAGATTTAGAAGATGCAACTAATGTTAACCCTTGGCAAAAAGTAATACATTTAGCTAGAGCAGTAGATTCGTGGCGCATATTTCCAAGAATATTTGTAGTGGTTTATATATATCTAATGTATGAATCTGTTATTTGGTTTATGAATTTACCTGAACCAAATTTAGAACAATCAGCTTTAGTATCTGTTGTTGTTGGTGCTATGGGTGTTGTTTTTGGTGTTTACTCAGGCAAATCAGGACAAAGCAAAGGATTCAAAGGCGAAGACAATAAAGAATAATGGAAGTATTTGACCTTATAGAAAAGGTCGGTTTACCTATAGCAGGCGGTCTTGTTATGGGATGTTTTATATTTCTTATTATGAAACAACTTATGGGAAATCTTGTAAGCGATATTAAAGGCATACAAGGTATTACTAAGATGCTTATTACCAGAGCATCAATAATGAACAACGATATTATTAAAATAGACACATCAGTATCTAGTGCTTTAAATTTAAAACCAGACTTAGATAGAATTGCTAGAGCAGAAAACTTTGTTGAAGATGGAAAAATAGACGCTAGAAGAGATTAATGGATATAGTTGTACTGGTAGAAAAGTTTGGCTTTACAACCATTATGGTAGTTGGTTTAGGTTATTTTGTTTATTTTGTATGGCAAACAATTACCAATACAATAGACCCTGCTGTCTCAGAAATGAAAAAAACAATTATAAGACTTACTGACCAACTTCGTTTATTAGACCAAGATATGATACGCTTACAACAAAAAGTAAATACTGTTTTAGAATTAAAAGAACAAGAGGTAAATAAAAATGGTAAAAAAGAAACTAACAAAAAAACAACTTAAAAAAGAAGAATCTGAAAAAAATAAAATTTTATGGTTTGTAATCGCTATAGGATTTGTTTTGTTTATAGGTATATTTACACAAAACTTACGAGCAGACCAAATAGTTCATAAGTTTAAATCTCCTAGTTTTAGTGGTATTGGTACATCAAGTCATTATCTTACGATTGAAAATCAAGAGTTTAGTCGTAAGCTAACTATTAAAGAAGAAATTAAAGCCTTGCAAGATGAAATAGAAAGAGAAAAAGAAAATTCTACTTTAGCTAGATTTATGAGAAATCTTGAGTCAAGAGTATATGCAGAACTATCAAGGCAACTTGTAAATAACCTCTTTGGAGAAACACCTTCTGATTCAGGTACAATAGAATTAGAAGGAAACATTATTGAATATACAAGCGATGGTGTTACATTAACTTTAAAAATTACGGAAGCAGATGGCACAGTTACTGAAATTACAATTCCTATTGGTACTTTTACTTTCTAGCTGTTCAACGTTAGACCAGGTTGAAGATACTTACGAACATAGGTTTCAAAGACACAATGTAGTAAATATACAAGATTTACAATCTGCAGATTTACGTAATGTTTTAATTCCCAAGGTTAGTCCTGTAGTGGCTGTATATCCTTCGGCATTCACAGACCAAACAGGACAAAGAAAAAGTAATAGTGAATTTGCTTTATTTAGTACAGCTATTACCCAGCAACCAAACGCACTACTTATACGAGCCTTAAAACACGCAGGAGATGGCAAGTTCTTTAGAGTTGTAGAAAGAGTTGGCTTAGACAATCTGACTAAAGAACGACAGCTTATAAGGTCAGCAAGAGAACAAACAGCTACAGAAGAAGAAAAGAAAAAAGCCTTAAGACCATTATTATTTGCAGGTGTTTTATTAGAAGGTGCTGTTATTAGTTATGAAGCTAACTTAGAGTCTGGTGGGGTGGGTGCTAGATATTTAGGTGTTGGTAACAGCGTACAATATAGAAAAGATAATATAACTATTAGTTTGCGTATGGTTTCCGTAGCTACAGGAGAGGTTCTTTTAGAGGTTTTGAGCCAAAAAACTATATTTAGTTATGGTAAATCAAACGACGTTTTTAGATTTATAGAAATGAATACCGAGCTTGTAGAAATAGAACTAGGTAATGCAAGAAACGAGTCTTCTACTATTGCTCTAATGAAAGCTATTGAAGGTGGTGTTTTAGAAATAGTTAATTTAGGATATAAAAAAGGATTTTGGGTTTTACAAAATAATAATGGAGGAGTAGAATTAAATAATGAAGAATAAACTTATAAGCTTAATTGCTGTTTTTTCTCTAGGAGTTACTGCAGCAGATAACGAAATATATGTAGACCAGTCTGGTACTGGTGCTAATATAGACCTGGAACAATTAGGTATATCTAATATTATTGGTGGGTTAGGTTCTTCTGCAGGTGATTTAACTGCTTTTGATTTAGACGGAAATGCCATGACACTAGATATTAATATGATTGGTGCTACTAATAAATTTCTTGGTGATATATACGCTGACAACTTTACAGGTGTATATAACTTTACAGGCGGTACAAATTCTTTTACGATTCAAGTAGACCCTACAAATGCTAATAGTTCAGATGGCTCTAATCAAAACGTAGCTGTTACTGGTAGTGGTAATACCTTTACATTAAATCAAGGAACATCAGCTATAGCTGCATCATTAGATTTAGACTGGATTATTCAAGGTTCTAATAACACAGTAACATCTAACATTAATATTGATGGTGCTACTAATTATATGGATATAGATGGTTCTGATAATACAGTAACTTATACAGGTACGGGAGTTAATGCTTCAGCAGGTGGATATTTTTATTTAGACCATACAGGCGGTTCAAGAACATTTAATATTCAACAATTGAGTACCCAAGATAATGACTGGCTTAAAATTACGTCAATCTCTGGCACTGCTGCTTCTACTGTTTGTGTCGTTCAAAACGACCAAGGTACAAGCACAAGCTGTTGATATTGGAGATATTTCTGAGCTAAACGGTTCAGCCCAAATAGTAAGAGACAAACCTTACGATGCAAATTTAAAGTTTGCTATTCAAAGCAATGATGAAGCTATTACTACAAATGGTAGAATGGCTATAACATTTCTTGATGACTCTACAGTAAAACTAACCGAACATTCTCAACTTCTTATAGATGAATATATTTATGACCCTGACCCAAGCAAATCTAAAATGGCTATTACCTTTGGTCTTGGGACAGCACGGTTTATTACTGGCAATTTAAACCGTATAGATAAACAGAACATACAACTTAGAACACCCACAGCAAATATTGCTATAAGAGGGACAGATTTTACAGCTACAGTAGATGAATTAGGTCGCAGTCTTATAATATTATTACCAGATGCTCTAGGGCTTTCTAGTGGCGAAATACTTGTAACTACAGCTATGGGTACTGTTACTCTTAATAAACCATATCAAGCTACAACTGTTAGCGTGTTTGAATCAAAGCCAAGCAATCCAGTTATTTTAGATTTAACTCTGGATGTTATAGATAACATGCTAATTGTAACTCCCCCAAAAGAAGAGGTAGTTGTAGAAGAAGAAGCTACAAGGACACAAACAAATAGCGTATTAGATTTTAATGATTTAAATATTGATTATCTTGCAGAAGATTATCTTAAAGAAGATGATTTAGAATTTACAGAATTAGATATAAATTATCTTGATGTAAATTATTTAGAAGACTTATTAAATGTTTTAGATGCTTTAGCAACTTCAGAAGAAGATGAAGTTTTATCAAAATCAGTCAGCGTACAAGTGTCAGGAACAATTTTAGGAAAAGACCCTGAAACACAAATAACTACCTTAATTACAGGTAATGTTATAAGCCTTAGAAGAAAAGTAAATGAGTCAGTTAGATTAGATTTAGATGGTAGCAATGCTTATACAGTTATATTTATACAAGATGGTATTTCTAATGTTGTTAAAGTAAACGGAGGAAGTGATAGTATTATTACCATTACTCAAAGTGAATAATGAAGTATTTATTATTGCTGTTGTTATCCTTTAATTTAAAGTCTGAATTAAATTTAACAATACCTAAACAACCTGCCGTGTATGTGCTTCCTAAAGAATTTATTTTAAATTTAGGAGACTACAACGAGCCTCCAACAAGAAATCAAATGATATTTTTTTGGACTCTAAATGCTTTAGATGTTTATACAACTTATAAAGGTTTAAAAAAACCTAACGTGTACGAAAAAAATCCTTTACTAGGAGACAAGCCACATTTAGATAATCTTTTAATACAAAAAGCTGTAGTAGCTGGGTTTATTTCTCAAAATTCTAGTAAGAATTATATAACTGTTATGAATACAGGTTTAACATTTGCTGTTATAAATAATTATAATTTTATAAAATGAAAAAATTAATAATACCAATAGTCATAATATTATCACTACCTTTATTATTTCAAAGTACGCCTACAGAAATACTTAAGTTAAAAATATTTGATACATTTGTAAAAATTCCAGAACCTTCTGGTAATTTTGTAATCCTTAATATTACTGAAGAAGATGTTGCTAACGAGGGCGGATGGCCTTTGCCAAGAAGAACCTTAGCTCAAATACAAGTTGACCTTATTAATCAAGGAGCTATTGGAGTTGGCTGGGTTATATCTTTTCCTCAAGCAGATAGAATGGGTGGTGATGAAACATTTGCTACGACGCTTGAATATATACCATCTGTATTGGCTATGTTTGAAACTCCTAACGGTAAATATCCAAAAACTACTGGAACAGTTATTAAGGGAGATAATCCTGGAGGAATGTTAAGTCAAGGCGTAGTACAAAATATTAAAATTTTGCAAGACAAGTCATCTCAAGGAATTGCAACTGCACCCACTGATATAGATAACTTAGTTAGAAGAATACCATTATTATTAAAAACGCCAGATGGATATGTTCCTGCTTTTGGTACAGAAGTATTAAAAGCACTAACAGGAGCAAGAACTTACATTATCACTACAAATGATAATGGTATACAAGAGATATCAGTCAGAGGAATACCACCAGTCAAAACAGATAGTCTTGGCCGCAAGTGGATAAGTTGGGTTAAAACACCAGAAACAACTTTGGAGAAAATGAATGTTGCAGGTAAGTTTGTTTTTGTTGGCGTAACTGCTAATGGAATTATGCCTCAAGTTGCAACTCCGTCTGGATTATTGGAGCCACATAAAATTCAAGCAGCATTATCTGAGTCAATTCTTATAGAAAACTCTCCAATAATTCCAGATTTTGCTTTAGCTTTGGAAATTTTAATTTTTGGAATTTTTGTCACTCTGACGTGGCTTGTAATTAATTATCTTGGTATAACTAAGGGCGTAAGTATAGCTGTAATTTTACTGTTAACTACGGCCTTCTCAGGCGTTTTTAGCATTCAAAAGGGCTATTTAATAGATTTTTCCTGGACTTTCGTATCTCAATTCATAACTGCAGCTATTGCCTTCTATATAAACTTTAGAAAACAGTTTAAATTGCGTCAACAAATTAAAAAACAGTTTGAACATTACCTTGACCCAAGACAAGTCAAACAATTACAAAAGAATCCTGAACTATTAAAATTGGGTGGTGAAAAAAGATACGCTACATTTTTATTTACAGATGTTCGTGGATTTACTGCTTTGTCCGAAACATTAGAACCTGAACAAGTAACTTACATAATGAATCAAGCTCTTACTGCTCAGCAAAAAGCAGTTCAAAAACATGGTGGCATGGTAGATAAATATATTGGTGACGCAATGATGGCTATATTTAATGCACCACTAGACTTAGAAAACCATGAAACAAAAGCATTACATTGTGCTATGGATATACAAAAAAATATGATTGAACTAAATTATGTACTTGTCAATAAAGGAATAGAACCAGTTACAATAGGCATAGGTATTAATACTGGATATGCAGTTATAGGCAATATGGGTAGTGAAAATAGATTTGATTATACAGCTATAGGTGATGCAGTTAATGTGGCAGCAAGATTTGAGTCAGGAACAAAAAATGCAGGCGTAGATTTGCTTATTGGTAAAAGCACAGCAGATGCGATAGAATTTGATTTAATACCTTTAGACCCAATTGAAGCTAAAGGTAAAAGCGAAAAGTTACAGGTGTATACATGGAGTTTAGAACAATACTCAAATGGCTTATAAGTTTATTTCAAACACGCTACAAAATTACTGTATCTTTTAACAAAGAATATGGTGATTCGGATGATAAAACTTACATTTCTAAAAAAATTATAACAAAAAAAGAAAAACACCTTAAATTTAAAGATGAAGATAATAATATAATTGAATACAGAAGTGCTGGTGGTCTTAATTACATAATAGAGGATGCATAATGCAACAAGTATTTATAGGCATAATTTTATTTTTAGGTTTTACTACTTATTATTTATTTAATGAAAATAAAACATTAGCAGCTAATAACCTTGCACTAGAGGGTGCTATAGCAACACAAGAAGAAGCAATAAAATCTATACAAGCTGATTTTGAGTTACAAACACAACAAATGAATGACTTAACTATTAAATCACAAGCAGCACAAAGAGAATTAAACAGATATACACAATTTATACAGAACTATGAACTAGCAGCTAAAATATTAGCTGACCCTATAGAAATGGAAAGGAAGATAAACAATGGAACAAAACATATTATGCAAGACATTGAGAAAATCAGCAGTACAGTTGATGACCTTGATGATGGTTTGCAGTTGCAGCCTGATACCAACTAAACAAATAGAGGTATCATCAAAACCACTAGACAGAAAGATTGTACAACCTGTCATGCCTAGAGAAATTGATTTGCAAGAGCCTAGATGGATTGTGATAACTCCTGAAAACTGGGAAGACCAGTTAGCAATGATAGAAGAACAAGAGGGGGAGCTGGTTTTTCTTGCTATGACAATTCCTGATTACGAAGTTATGGCTTATAACATGCAGGAATTAAAGAGATATATAACAGAATTAAAAGATGTGGTTGTTTACTACAGAAAAGTAACAATTGACAAAAAAGAAGATTAATCTGTTAAAATTAATAAACCATTAATATCTAAGGAGGATTTTAAATGAGTATTTTAAAAATTATAATAATAATTAACGCTATAGTTACAATAGCTAGTTTAGTCGCAGCACTTACACCTACACCAAAAGATGATAACTTTTTTAAAAAGGTATATTCTGTTATTGATTTATTAGCAATAAATATAGGAAAAGCTAAGGATAAATAATGCCTAATGCGCCAGAATCATTTGTATACAATTGCAAACTAGATAGAGTTGTAGACGGAGACACGTTTGATTGTATTATTGATTTAGGCTTTAATGTTAAATTACATAAACAAAGAGTACGTTTGAGCGGGATTGATACCCCAGAATCACGTACTAGGGACTTAGCAGAAAAAAAACTAGGTCTTGCAGCAAAAGAAAGATTAAAAAAACTTTGTTGCGGTAAATTAAAAATAAAATCATTAGGAAAAGGTAAATATGGCAGGATACTTGGCATCCCTTATACAGAAGATGGTGAGGATATTTGCCAAATTCTTATTAAAGAAGGACACGCAGTTGAATACCATGGCGGTAAAAAATCAAAAATATGGGGAAATTACTAATATGAATATATCTCAAGAAGGTTTATCTTTAATTAAAAAATTTGAAGGTTGCGAGTTAGAGGCTTACAAGTGCGCAGCAGGAGTTTTGACAATAGGATATGGCTCAACTAAAGGCGTTAAAAAAGACGACAAAATTACTCAAGAAGAAGCAGATAAGTTACTTTTACATGAAATGGAAGAGTATGAAGGTTATATAAAAGATGCAGTAACTGTTGACTTAAATCAAAATCAATTTGATGCCTTGGTAAGCTGGGTGTTTAACTTAGGACCATCTAACTTAAAAGCTTCTACTATGCTTAAAGTATTAAACAATAAAGAATATGATGATGTTCCAGCCCAAATAAAACGTTGGAATAAAGCAAGCGGTAAGGTTTTGCAAGGACTTATTAGAAGACGAGAAGCAGAAGCCTTGTTATTTGAAGGCAAAGAATGGCATGAGGTGTAACTAATGCCACTTAGCAAGATTGTATTTAAACCAGGTATTAATAGAGAAGGAACTGAATACGATAATACAGGCGGTTGGTTTGACGTAAATCTTGTACGTTTTAGAAAAGGTAGACCAGAAAAGTTTGGCGGTTGGTCAAAAGATAGTTCTAATAGTTTTTTAGGTACTGCTAGAGCTTTACATGCCTGGAACTCTTTAGAAGGTACCAAGTATTTGGGAGTAGGAACTACTTGGAAATATTATATTAGAGAAGGAGACAGTTACTCAGATGTTACCCCCATACGAAAAACTACAACTGATGGTGTTACTTTTTCTGCTACTGATGGCAGCTCTACTATAACAGCAACAGATAATGGACATGGTTCAGTTATAAACGATTTTGTTACTTTTAGCGGAGCAGTAAGCTTAGGCGGGAATATAACAGCAAATGTTTTAAATCAAGAATATCAAATTACATCAGTTACTACCAATACTTATACCTTTGTAGCAAAAGATACTGACGGCAATACTGTAACAGCAAACTCAAGTGATGAAAGCGGTACTGGAGGCTCTGGAGTTGATGGAGTTTACCAAATAAATGTTGGTTTAGATGTATATATTACTGGTACTGGTTGGAGTTCTGGTACTTGGGGAGAAGGAACCTTTGGCTCTACTACAGCTTTATCCGCTACTAACCAGTTAAGGCTTTGGACGCATGACCATTTTGGCGAAAATCTTATAATAAATCCTAGAGCTGGAGGTGTTTATAGATGGGTAGAAAATAATGGCTTAGAAACAAGAGCTTTAAATCTTTCTGCTGTATCTGGAGCTAATTTAGTACCAACAGTAGGCTTACAAGTTATTACATCTGAAAAAGATAGACATTTAATTGTATTGGGTTCAGACCCAGTATCGGGAGGAGCAAGAACTGGGACTATAGACCCAATGCTTATATCCTTTAGCGACCAAGAAAATGAACTAGAGTTCCAACCCTTAATTACCAATACTGCTGGAGACTTAAGACTTTCATCTGGTTCGTCTATTATTGGCGCTACAAAATCTAGACAAGAAATACTTATATGGACTGATACTGCTTTATACAGTATGCAGTTTGTTGGCCCACCTTTTACATTTGCAGTTAATCTTATTAACGAGGGTACTGGCCTTATAGGACCAAAAGCTGTTGTTACTTCAGCTCAATCTATTTATTGGATGTCTTCAACAAACTTTTACGCATATACAGGTAGCGTACAAAAGATACCTTGTAGCGTTCATAATTACGTATATAGAGATATTAATTTAAGCCAATCATTTAAAATACATGCGTTTACTATTACTGAAAAGTCTGAAGTTGGTTGGTTCTATTGTTCTTCAAGTGCAACAGAAATAAACAGGTATGTTATCTATAACTACGAAGACCAGGTTTGGTATTACGGCCAATTAGAAAGACATGCTTGGCTTGATAGTGGTATTGAAAACTACCCTAGAGCTACTTATAACGGTTATTTATTTGAACAAGAAGATGGCTTTAACGATGATGGTAGTCCTATGACCAACGTATTTATAGAAAGTTCAGACTTTGAAGTAGGTGAGGGAGAACAGTTTGCTTACATACAAAGAATGTTCCCAGATTTAAAATTTTTAGCCAATTCAGATACAGGTAAAGTAAACCTTGTTTTAAAAACTAGAAACAACCCTGGAGAATCTCTATCAACCAGCTCTACATCCTCTGTAGGCTCTTCAACTGGTCAAGTTAGTCTTAGAGCAAGAAGTCGTCAGGCTGTATTTAGAGTAGAGTCAGATGACGACTCAGATGGTAACGATAACGTAGGTTGGAGACTAGGAGCTACTAGGTTAGATATTAAACCAGACGGCAGAAGATAATGGCAAAGTTACTAGAAACTAGCCTTCCGCTTGCTCAGGGAGACATTTCTGCTGAAATTTTTAATAGATTAGTTAGGATTCTTGAGTTAAACTTAGGACAGTTCGACCCAAATCGAACGCCGCAGTTCAACGAAACAGAAATTGCGCAATTAAACTTTTTAGAAGGTGATGTAATCTG